CTGTAATTGTATCTGTGGTAGCAGGTAAAGTTAATGTTATGTTTCCTGAAAACGCAGAGTGTGCAGGAGCTTGTAATCTTGCATAGTGTGCATTTGATGATTCACAATAAAAGTCTACGTAAGATTGAGTTCCTGAGTTTTTAATAGATATAGAACCTGATTGTATATCAATACCATTAGAACCATCTATTCTTACAACACCTGTTCCGTTTGGTGTAAGTGCTATATTACCATTAGATGTAGATACTAAACCATTTCCATTTACATCTAAGTCACCACCTAGTTGAGGAGAAGTATCTGCTACAACATCTGTTATACCACCAAGACCTGATGATAAGGTTGCAAGTGTAATCTTTTTTAATCCACTAGCACTTGCATCATGTATAAGTAATGTATCATTAGATGTATCTAAAGATGTCTCTGCAGATTGTCCACTAATAACATTTGCATTTAACATTGCAGTTTCTACTGCACTATTAGCAATAGTTACTGCACCATTAGATGCTATAGTAACATCACCTGAGACTGCTACAGGATTAAAGTTAGTTCCGTCTGCAACCATGATGTGACCACTTGTATTTGTTCCAAGTGTTATGTCATCTCCTGAAACTGTTAAGTCACCTGCTACTGTTACATTTTGACTTGCATCTATTGTTAATGCAGTAGTGCCTCCTGTTGTCATTGTTATAACATCAGAGCCTGAAAAAGCTATGCTAGTATTTGTATCTGCATCACCTGCTATGCTATCTAATTGTACACTTCCTACGTTTGTTATATTGTTGTCGTTAAAAGATGTAGCACCTAAAGATATTGTTCCTGTTGCAGTTAAATTACTAGAACCTATATCTATGTTTCCAAAACCACTTGAGATAGCACCACTATCTAATGTGCTAACAGTTACAAGGTTTGGCATTGCAGTTATTTCATCATCAAAGTAAGCAGATAAATCTGTAACTGCTACCTGTTTCATTGTGCCATTATCGTTTAATACAACTCTATCTGCATCTGCTACTGTTGTAGATGTAGCACTTGTGTCTCCATCCATGATGTTAAGTTCTGCAGTCGTTGCAGTAACACCATCCATAATATTAAGTTCGGCAGTTGTTGCAGTTACACCATCAAGTATGTTTAACTCATCTGTAGTAACTGTAGCACCATCTAGTATCTCTAGTTCTGCTTCAGATATACCTGCAGAACCTATGGTTACTGTTCCTGCAAAAGTTACATTAGCACCATCAAATGTCATTGCAGTTGTACTGCCTGACTTGATTATTAAGTTACCACTTGTGTTTGTAAGAGAAGCAAACTGTGTTCCACCATCTTTAAGTACAACATCTCCACCATCTGCATCTAAAGTAATATCACCTGCAGTATCTACAAGAACTGCACCATCTGCTACTAAGTCTAATTGTCCATCGGTAGATGAACTGATGTGTATTGCTGTGTCTCTAAATTGTAACTTCTCTGAAGAAGCAATAAGTATGTCATCACTAAATTCAAAATAATCCTCGTCTTCTTTCCATGTTAAAACACCATCTGATGTATTGCCATCAAATGTTATTGCTACGTCTGTGTCTGACCCTGTGCCAAACGTTAGTGTATCACCAAGTAGTTTAGTAATAGGACCACCTTCGGCAGTTGTACCATCGTGGGTATGCCCTGTACTTGCTGCGAAGGCAGCTAATAACTGATTAAACTCATCATTACTATGAGCAGCAGTTATTATGTCTCCATCAGTAAATGTGGATTGTCTAGTGTATGTAGCTCCCATTTATCTTCTTGCTCCTACTTGATATTCTAATCCAAAACCTCTTAACGCATATGGTGCAGAAGTTCCGTTGTCATTAACTCTAAGTGCTATGGTAAATCCTGAACCTTCTACAGATTGTCTTAGTAAAGGCTCTGTCTGTCCACCATATGTTGCAGTTCCATATGTAGCACTTCCATATACTGCTACAATATCGGCTGCAGATAGTGAGTATGCTGCAGGTCTTGGTGTATCAGGGTCTTCATAATCGTATCTTAAAAATAAGTCTGCATTAACTGAAGACTCAGGTTTATAACTTACGAGAACACGTTGCATATGTTTACGTATTCCTGCATCACCAAAACTTAAATCAGGACTTCTATATTTACCATCTATAGCAGTTCCATCAAAATCGTTACCACTTTCTTGTTGATATACAAAACCATCAAACCCACCATGTATAACAGTTGTGCCTGTTGTATCTGTAAAGGTAGATGTTGATGAAGGCTTAATGCCTTTTAACTTGGCAAACTCAAATGTTTGTCCTCTTAAAGAACATATAGCTCCCTCTGTTAAACTTTCTAGTATGTTAGCTTTAGAAAAGAAAACTCTATATTGAGTTTTGTTTGGTATAACTATAGAAGTAAAATTTGTTGCAGTAGCTATATTACTATTAAAAAGAGGTTGTACACTTGCACTTATAGTTCCTAATTCAACGTCACCGATTCTTGCAGTACCTGCAACTGTACGCAGTCCATCAGGTGCTAAAAATATTAAATCACCTGCAAATTCCTGTATAGTCTGTCCATTTACACACCCTATGTCTCTTGTTACAGGGGTTACTGCAAAATCAGAAAGTGAACTTCCTGACAATTTAAATATTCTATTTTCACAAAATACAAATAAATCTTGTCGGAAAACTTTAAGACCTACTATAGTATCGTCAACTTTTATACTACCTGCACCACTACCTGTTGTAAAGTTGTCTTCATCAAAAGGTATACTAAATACAATTTCTTGTGGATTGCTAGACATACCTGCATAAAACATATGCTCTTTAAATGCCTTAACAAACTTTGCACCCGTTACTGCAGTAGTTACTTCTCCTCCACCACCTGAAGATACATCTGTTGCACTAAATGATGTGTTAAATACTGTTGGTGCATTATTACCATCTGCTACTATAAACTTATCGTTACCATCAAAGTTAAATATTTCAAAATCATATATACCTGCACTTGTTCTTCCTGTATCTATTGCAGTCCAAGAATTGTTACCTGCAGTTGCAGTAAATATTTTTTCTCCTCTTGCAGCTACAATCTTGTCATTAAATTTTATAGATAATAAAACTGTTTCTGTTGAGGCACTTGTTTGTGGTACAATATTATCAACAAGTTTAGTAAATCCATTTATTCTTCTATAACCACCTTCTATGTCAGGTTCAAAGTTTTGTAGTTCTAATGCCTCACCCGGTTGCATAGCAAACGTTGATTTATTTAAAACTAAACCACCCTGTAATGGAAAGTTTACAGGTTGTACTTGAGAAGAGTCAGGCATTTACGTTACCCTTACACTTAAATCTGCACTACTTGTATATCCTATTTTTGGTATAAATGTAGACCTTACGTATTCAAATCTATTCACTAATAGTGTTTGCATATTTTTTATACCTTGTTCAAATCTTGCAAAGTTTAATTGATATTGATTTGTTTCACCTCTATACTGATAAACAAAAGCAGTAGCACCATCTATTATTACTGCTGCAAATCTATCAGGTATGGTTGTTGTATCTGATGATGCAGACATATCTGTTGGAAAAGAAAAGAAATCATATTTTAATGTAAATCCTTTTGTTGGAAAAGGATATAATAAAAAATTATTATCAGGTGTTCTTGATACATATTGTGGCACACCACCTTGTTCAAACTGTGCTACTTGTGTGTCATCACTATGAGAAGCAGCAGTAGTATTGTTAGCACCTCTAGTTGCACCTGTAAATGTAGTGCTAGATGTTCCTGTATATGTTATTTGCTCATTGCCTATGAATATAGTTCCTGTAGAATCAAATCCTGTTGTGCTATTAACTGTTATGGTTGTTGCAGAATCTGTTAAAGCACCATCTAAGTTTGTTGTTGTTATCTCATCTTCTTGTGTAATATAACTATTTATATAATCGTTATAATTAAGAACATATAGTCTACCACCACTTGAACCTAAGTCTGAATCCTTAACTAATCTAAATGTGTTATAATCAACTGTCTTTGCAGTCGTGGGTATGGTATATCTTACTGTTCCCGGAACTAATGTTTCTGATTTTGTTGAATGATTAAAAGGATATTGAAATTCTTTTTGATTAATATATCTTACAGATTCATTAATTGCATTCTGTGCTTGAACCTGTATTCCTCTGGCAGTTGCAAAAGTTGTAGAAGTTAATTGCACTTCATTTAATCTTGCTAACACTTTATTTGTTAAAGTTAAAAAAGTCTCTGCCATTTATAATTCCTAAAAGTGTAG